TATCCACTAAAAGTATCAATAGGACAACTAATTATAAAAACTGGTTTCATTAATATACTAATTTATGTTTGGCTTGTTTAACTTCTTTATTTCCAACTTTAATAAGTTCAAATTTTGACCTTGGTTTCCAAGTCTCAAATAACTCATTCATAGCATCAATAATTCTTTTTCCTTGCATCTCAGCAGTAAACCCTGCTTCATCTCCTATTGCCCAATTCCGAGCAGCCTCACCAATCATAGTTCTATTTAATTTATCTAAATTATAAACTTTATAAAGTTGGTCAGCAGCATCTAAAGGATCACATCTGTCATCAAAAATATAAGGGGTAGCAGGACTTCCAACAATTGAAATGTTAGTTGGGTATACTGGAAATGTCCAAGCTGCATGTTGTTTATATGTTCCCCTATGATTTGAGGGAACTTCTTTAGTAGGTGTAAACCAATTTCCTTTTTCATCTGTAAATCTCATTTGATCTTGCATCCCTCCTGTTACATTAGCTATAATAGGACGACCTGCTAACATTGCTTCAGTTAAACTTAAACCCCACCCTTCATTAGAGGTTAATTGGATTTGAACATCAGCACAATTATATAACCAATTCATTTCCTCAACTGGGTAGTTAGTTTCATCAAAGATAATATTATATTTAGGATTATCTCCACATAACATTTCTACTACAGCAGGTAAATCTGTTCCATTATTATCTACTTTTTGAGTGTGGAGAAGAAGTGCTGTTTTTTTAGCTTTTTCCTCAGGTAATTTATCTACAAACTCTTTAAAAGCCCAAATTGTATCAGGAATTTGTTTTCGTCTAATATTTCTAGAATTAAAAAATGCTACAAATTCAAAATCTTTACCTAAGATTCTATTTTTAAACATTTTAAACTCCTTATACTTTTCATATGATGGAGTAATTGGAAAGAATAGATTGTGATTCAAACCATGAGGTAGGTACTTAATAAGTTTATTTTGGGCTTTATCACCAAGTACTTCATTATTAATAAACACAGTTTGCTTAGAAATACCTAATAACATATCACAACTCTCATAATATGCTTTATTATAATGAGGGGCAGGTAAATCATCCCAAATGTTTAAGTAAACAATAGGAATTTGTTTCCTAATTTCATTTTCAATTTGAAATAACCAAGTAAAGTATCTTGGATCAGTAATAAGAAAAATAGCATCAGGTTTTTCAGTTTTCATTAACTGTCTAATTAAACCTACATCTCCATAACCTGTCCAAGGGTAGATTATAATTTGAGCATCATCAACCCCTGATAAATCAGCTGTGTCTTTGCTAATGTCAATACGTTTACCTTGCTCAGGATGTTGAATTGCAGCTCCTACATTTACCCAATTGAAATGTTGGCATGTGTTTAAAACTATTTCTCTAGCAACTGTACCTACTCCTGAGTGGCTTCTAATATCATCACATAAAAGGAGTATTTTTTTCCTCTCTGAAGGAGGAACATAACTAAATTTTTCTTTCATTATTTACTATGCATTAGTTTTTTAAATTCATCATCAGTGAGATATAAATCCATTGCCTTATTGACAAGCTTATTTAAAGAAAATTTTCTTCTCACACATTCTACCTTAAAGTCATCAAACTTATCAGGATCTACTTTTACACTTGTTAGTACTTGTTTTTCATTTGCCATAATAGTATATGTTTATATTTGATAATAAATATATAACAAAATCAAAAAACCACTACTTGGAACATAAATCTTTTCTTTCATTAAATGGACACCATTGACAAAGTCTACTTACATTTTTAGGATAAGTTTTCTCTCTATGTTTACCCTCTTTGTCAAATACATCTTGAATGAAGTCATTAAAAGACTTAGTAGCTTTATTTAGTTTTATCTTCCCTGCAGGTGGTTTAAATTCTTGAATCCTATGAATAGGATAGTCTGTATTTTCCCAGATTTTTCTTCTTGTGATGAAGAATTCAACTTCTATTTTATCTAGAGGAATTCCATACTGCTCACTAAAGAATTTTTTATAAAGAATAAGTTGGAATTGCTTTAATTCATCTTTTTTAGCTTTTTCATTCCAACCCATTGTGGAGGTTTTAATATCATATAAGTAAAACTTATCAGCACTTTCATTATACAATACTAAATCAATGTAACCTTTAAAGTAAAGATTATTATTCAATTGTAGTTTAATAGGCAATTCACATCCTACTAACCACCAATTCTTCTTACTAAAGTATTGACCTCTTTTCTTTTTAACAAAATTGATAATTTCAATACCATCATCAAAGAACTCTCTTAACTCCTCAGGTGAGGAAAAATGAGTATTGTTATTATCCTTATATTGCTTTTTATACTCTCCAATCAAACGCTCTTGAAAGAAGTCAGCTATCTCTACTCTGTCAGCTTCTGCTCCCGTTTTCTCATAAAACACTGTTAGATAATGTTGTAGAGTTTCATGTAAAGCAGTTCCAAATAAAGCATGTATTGAAGGTGAGTCATCATAATTACCTTCCTTATAGCGGAGTGCCCACTTATGTGGACATCCCCTATAAGTTGAAAATTGACTGTAAGATAGAGATGTTTGAAATCTATAATCTAACTCAGGAAGTTTCGTTTGTTGAATCTTCTTTACTATTTCTGGGGCTTTTTTCAAGGTGTTCTTGTTTTAATTTCTCCAAATATAATATCCCATCCATCAACTCATCTTGAGCATGTTCAATCCATTCCAGAGTAGAGAGATCTTTTCGATCAAGGTTAGTACCATACTTAGCTTCACCCATTACAGCTCTCTCTGTAAATTTATTAATTATTGATGTTACAATGCTATCCACGAAGTACTTCTTTTCCGTTGAGATACTTATCAATCATTTCAAGCTTATCTTCAGCATTTGCTAGCATTTCAAGAGCTTTTTCAGCATCCTCAAACAAACCTTCAGTGGTATGTTCTCCAATACCAACGGCTTTAGTAGTTAAAATTTCTAATGAAGCTAATGCTTGTGCTTTTTCAGACTCAGCTTTTTTACTTAAAGCCTGAAGTATATAATGTGATACATTCATTTAATTAATTTTTTGATTTCTTTTTCTTCAACACCTCTTTTAGTTAAGATAGCTTTCACTTCATCTTTTCCTAAATATCCTAAATACATTTTAGCTTCTCTTTTTGAAAATTCAAAATGTTTAGCTATAATTTCAGTTAAACCAGCATTAGGATCTTTAACTTTAGATTTAATATACTTAAGCCACACTTTTTTCTTAGGTATTAATTGTTTGTAAATGTTATAATACTTTTCTTTTTCAGTGTAAGGAATAGTTTGAACAAAATTAACTAATTCAATGTAGTTTTCATTCATTGATAAAAAACGATTAATCATGTAAGGATTAAATTCATCCTTATCTTGTTCATTGAACTCAGACCATTTTCTCTTGTTAACTGTTATTTCATTCAGCCAATCAAATATGTTTTTTATTCCCATTAATATGCATTTTTCCAAATGAAACCTCCAGCTGTTTTAGCTCTTCCTATTGTCACATTAGCTATGCTAACATCAAATAGTGTCATACTCACCTCTTAATTCTGGTGGGAGAGTGTCTTTCAAAATTTTACCAGTTTCTGAACAATAAAATACTGGAATTGGTAGAACAGCATCTTCTGAACTATTAGTAATAAAACGGGATACTTTACGGAGAACAAATCCCTGTTTCCAAACATCTTGTCCTGATTCTGTTGTGATTGGAGTAGTTTTACTCAAATCAATTTGAGGCTGAGCCTGCATGGTTTCTTTTTTCATTTTTTATAAATTAATTAATTTAGCTATACAAGCCATTATACAAATTTCTTGATCAATTCTAAAATTCTTATGATAGAGATACTCTTCAATTACAATAGTTGCTTCAGCTATGTTTGAAGTATATTCTTCAGCACGTTCATACAATACTCTATATAATTCATCAAAGTCACTTACATTAGCATTTGCTATTACTTGACGAACTTCACTAAATGATTTCTTCTTAAGAAATTTAATCACATCATTATGATAACTAGATGATACAAGTATCTGTTTGTCTAAAACAATCTTCCCATCTTTAGAAGATGCTTGACAAGTGTTAATCATCTTTCTTAAATCAGGATAGTGATTCTCTACTAGAAGTTTAAGATCTTCTCCTGTATGTTCTACTGACTCTTGATGTAGAATATTATGAAGATGTTTTGCTATCTCTCCTTTTGAAGGTGGAATAACTTTAAATACTTGACATCTAGATTGTAGAGGATCAATTACCCGTTCTAGAAAATTACAAGTTAAAATAAAACGAGTACTTCTTGAAAAAGTTTCTATAATGTTTCGAAGTGACGCTTGCGCCTGAATTGTCAAGAAATCAGCTTCATCCAATATAACAACTTTTAGTGGTTTAAATGAGGCTGTAGATGCAAACCCAGATACTTTATCTCTAATAGTATCAATACCCCTTTCATCTGAAGCATTAATGTAGATGTAATCACAATTAATACTATTTACAATAATTTTAGCTAGAGTGGTTTTACCTGTTCCGGCTGGTCCATAGAAGATTAGATTTTGAATATCATTCTGTTCAAGATACTTACTAATTGTAGCTTTAATAGACTCACTACCTGTGTAGTCATCTAAATTTTTAGGACGATATTTTTCTACCCACAAACTATTTTCCATAACTAAAATTTTGTTTTAAATGTACTAAAAGATCTTCATATCTCCAATTTACCCTAGTATTATCTGGCTTCTGTAGTGTGACATATAAGTCTCCTTTAGTGGTTAATTGAAAATCCACAATAACATATTTACGATCTCCTCCTAGATCAATAAATTTTCCTAATAAACTTACCGCATCTCTCATTTTTACTCATTGTATCCTTCTCCATAAAAGTCGAAGGTTTTAATTGGTTCAGGTTCTTTTTCTATTTCTACTCTATCCACAGCATACAAAGCTCCACCTAGAGGATCTAGGTAGAAAGCTTTGTTAAACTGTGTTTTTCTAAAGTAAGTTTCTAAAGCCTCAGTTAAAGTAGGAATAACTTTATCAGGCTCATCTACTAATGACCAACGATCACCTGGAGGGTGACGTTGAGCTATTAATTGTTTATTCTCTACAACTTCTTTCATTAGAACATTCCTCCCATATCCATACTAGGAGCATCTTGAGTTTCTTTTTCTTTTTCTACCACAACACACTCTGTTAGAAGAACTGTTCCAGCAACTGATGATGCATTTTCAATAGCACATCTAGTTACTTTAGCAGGATCAATAATACCTGACTCTAGGAAGTTAATGTATTTACAAGTCTTAAGATCAAATCCTACATTTGTATCTTTTTTACTCATACATTTACTTTCAATTTGATAGATCCCTGAGTCATCTACTCCAGCATTCTTAAGAATTTGTCTGAATGGTGTTTTAATAGCTTCTTTAACAATATTGTAACCAAGTTGATAATCTTTAGTAGCCATTGTTGCAGTAAGCATTTTAGAGATATTAAGTAGTGCTACACCACCACCTGCTATAATACCTTCTTCAATTGCAGCTTTTGTAGCATTAAGTGCATCATCTACTCTATCTTTAGTTTCACTCATTTCAGTTTCAGTGTTTCCACCTACATGAATTACAGCTACCCCTCCTACCATTTTAGCTAGACGTTCTTGAAGTTTTTCTACTTCATATGAAGATGAAGCTCCTTCAATTTGTGATTGAAGATTTTGAACTCTTTCGGAAATAGCTTCTCCACTTCCAGCACCATCTACAATAGTAGTTGTTTCTTTAGTTACAGTAACTGTTCGAGCTTGTCCAAGCCACTCAGGATCAAGTTTTTCTAACTTCATTCCTTTGTCTCTATCTACCACTGTACCACCTGTAAGTGTAGCAATGTCTTCTAGAATTAGAGTTCTACGATCACCAAAGTCAGGAGCTTTAACAGCACATACATTCAAAATACCTCTCATCTTATTTACAATAAGAGTAGCAAGTGCCTCACCATCAATGTCTTCGGCAACAATAAGAAGTGATTTACTTTGTTGAGACATTCCTTCAAGTAGAGGAAGTAAGTCCTTAACCTGAGTAATCTTACCTTTATGAAGCAAAATCATAGGTTTTTGAAGAACACAACTCATATTGTCATTGTCATTTACAAAGTAAGGAGATTTGAATCCTCTGTCAAACTGCATACCTTCAACAGTTTCAAGATAAGTCTCACCTGTACGTGACTCTTCAATAGTCACTACTCCATCAGCTCCTACATTCTTCATAGCAGTAGCAATCAACTCACCTACACTCTCATCATTATTAGCTGAGATAGTAGCTACTTGACGAAGTTGATCTTCAGATGAAATTTCTTGGGAGATTTGAGTAAGATTATCTACTACTTCTTTTACAGCAGTGTCAATACCTCTTTTAATCTCTACTGCATTATGCCCCTTGTCACTGTAAGCAAGACCTTTATTGTAAATTTCACTTGCTAGAAGAGTAGAAGTAGTAGTACCATCACCTGCTTGATCAGCAGTTTTAATTGCGGCTTGTTTGAGAAGATTTACTCCGGTGTTTTCAATTTCATCTTCAACCTCAATAGACTTAGCTACTGTCACACCATCTTTAGTGGACTGAATTTGCCCATTAGTATTAATTACTACATTTCGACCATTAGGACCTAAAGTAGTTACAACAGCATTAGAAAGTTGATTGATACCTCTTTGTAGACCTTTCCTTGCCCTGTCATCAAAATTAATTATTTTCTTTACCATTTATCTTTATTCATTAATAATTGCCAATACTGTGTTTTCAGAACAAACGTAGTAGTCTTCCCTTTCAATTTCTACTTTTACAGGTCCCATTTGTGGGAGTACTACTTTTTGTCCTACTTTAAGAGTTGTAGAAATCATTTCTCCTGTAATTGAAGGCTTTCCAGGTCCAACTGCTACAATTTCTCCAGTTAAATTCTTTTCTTTTCCCATGTCTGGGATTACAATTGAACCATGCATCTTGTCATCTTCCTCAATAGGTTTAACAATAATGGCGTCAAATACTGCTTGTAGTTTCATTTGGTAATAATTTATTTAGATTGTTTGTAACTTGATTATACTCTTCTAAGTATTCTTTAATAGTAGCAGATTGGGTATCTTTCATAGTATCTCTAATCATACATTTTAAAACACTTCCCATATTACTACAATGACCGATTGCTATATCATATCCTTTCCCACTATCACCTGATATTACTGTTTTATATAATGAATAATTATGTTCATCAATCTGAATAAAATAAGGATGTAATTCTGGATCTTTAATTTGTTGCATAAACTTATTAGGTTTTTATTTATGATGTAAATATAATGATTTATTTTGGAGAAGCCAAGTTTAATAATCTTGTCTTCGAACAATATAATAATGACTTTTTACATCCTCACTTTCAAAATCTATTTTCAATAACCCCTCAGTATTCATTTTGGTTGAAATAGATTCACAATCTCTATTAGCCTTAAATACATTTTTAAAAACTTCAGATGAAAATGGAATATTAAACTCACTTGTAGGCTTCAAAACAGTAATGTCTTCTAAAGGATAAACAATTTTATTAGCATGTTCTTGATTTTCCCCAAACACAAATTCTAAAGACTCATCTCCTGCTATAGTTTCAGTTTTGTTTAAACAAAGAGTATTGGAGTTTGATAAAGCATCAATTGCTTTGATAATAGATCCTAATTGTTCTTGATCTAAAGAAAATTCAATATTATATTCTTGATTACTCACACTACCTACCTTCCCAATTAATAAAGGATCAGCTAATGAATATTGTAAGTTGTAATGAATATCAGAAATTAAAAGTTTATTTTTAACAGGTTCAATAATTACTTCATTGGTTGTAATAGCCAATAACTTATTAAATTGAGAAGTATCAAATATAGCTAATTCACAATTCTTAACATCAAATTTATTAAACTCTACTCTACCAATCATATCTCGATTAGGAGACATAAAATCAATAGATAGAATATTATTTTCTACTTTCCATTTAACTGACTCAACCAAACCTCCTAAATGGTATTTAGAAATAACAGACTGTAACTTATTTTTATTTATCATTATTAAAAGTTAAAAAATTTTGTTTTATAAGGATTTAAATTTAGAGTCCATCCTAAATCAGTATAGAACCCTTCTAATTTATTTACTACAATAGTTTCTAATGATTTTCTTCTATCAATATACTTTATTAAAAACTCTCTAATCTTATCAGGCATATCAAATTCTAAAAAAGCTAATTTTTCTATACGATAAGGATTATCTTTTAAATATACCCACTTAATTTTATCACCCTGAATAATATTACTATGTTGTTTATTTAACCCCCACAATCTTAATAAGTCATTATACCTAATAGCAGATGTAACATTAGCAGGAGCACCTTTAACTAAAGGTGACAAATATTCCCCAGCCTTAAGTTTACCAACATAATTATTTAGAGTTTTTACAGAAGTAGGATTTCCTAACAGTGTAATATCCATATCAGAATTTACAATCTTTTCTTGAAACTCCAAAACTAACTTATCAATCTCACTTTGAGGAGTACCTTTCAATACTTTTTCTAAAATCATTTTAAAAAACTTCCCAAATACTGGTGGGAAATTAGTTTTCATAAATTCTAATCCCTTAACATCTAATACTTCTTTATCAATACCTTCTTGTTTAGTAATCCACTGGGCGTATCTACGGGTGGCTCTAAAATAAGCTGATCTAATAACACATTCGGTTTTCATTTCTAACCTATGAGAATCAACATTAAAACAATCTTTAGATAACTGATCATAATAATCAGTAATTATGTCCTGATATTTTAAAGCTACTTTTTCTAAAGCATTATCTTTTTCCTCACTTGACATTTCATCAAAATTAGAATATAAGTGTCTTAATAAAGGTTCAGCATGTATATAAATGGAATCTGTATCTGAATAAGCACAATAATTAATATCTCCTTCATCACATATCCACCAAGGTGTTTCTTCAATATGTTTCATAATTCAATTCCCTCTTTTATAACTTTATTAATGTGTCTATTAGCACACAAAGCACTTTCACAGATTATTCGCTGACCACTTAAAGTTATAGCCTCACTCAAAATCACACTACCATATCTAAAACTTTTTAAAGCAGTAGCCCCATACAAACTATTTAATAAAATTTTCATAGTGTACTGTTTTAAATGGTTTAATTCTCCTTCCTTAACATTACCTTCTTTATATGCTTTCTTCATTAAACCCTTATACACTACCCTTTCATCAAACCAAGTATTTAGGATTACACTTAATACTGATTTTTTATCTTTTCTAAACATTACCCCATTTGCTGATATAGCTAAATTACTATCTTCTATAATCTCTATAATTTTCCCACATTCAATATAAGTCTGTTTTCCTTTTCTATTTTCTACTGGGAGTTTTTCGTTGGGAGGTTTTTGTTTTAGATCATTTAATCCCAGCCTGTTATTTCGATCATTGTATAGATCCAACACTCTTCCTACATATGTCTCCTTTCCTACATTTAAAGACATAATAATTGAAGGATACAGTGAAGTTAAATCCTCATCAAACATATACTGATACAAGCCTGCTTTTGGACAAAACAAATATCCACCTGCGTAGTTCTTTTTAATTAGAGGATTTTTGTCTCTTGAAGGAGGTATGATGTTTTGACTTAGCAAGTAAGATGAAATTGCACCATCATGTACCTTACTTGAGGCGTAAACATCTGAGTAGTTAATTTTACCTTTATGAGATAGATTTTTAGTTAAGGATAGATACTGAGATTTTTTATCCCATTCTACTAAGATTTCAACATCTCGAAAGTTATACTCTATAAATTTAAATATATCTTCTTGGAATAATCTATCTAAACTACCATTATATTCAATCTTTCTTAGACCCGCATATTTTTCTCCTAAAACATCTAACTTATATGAGGGTTCATCTTTCCAACTATATTTTTTATGCATTAGCATATAATCCAAACACTCAAGTCCTGCAATTTGTAAGTACTTGTCTTTATTCCATTGACTTACATCTCTTACTATACCAATAGGAGATAACATATTGGCCCAATCTTCTCCTAATACTCTACAAATACGATGATATAGGTATGGAATATCAAAGTAATCACTATTATATCCTACGAGTATATCCGGATCTATGGAACGGATTAATTCAATAAACTTTGAAAGTAGCTCTTCTTCTGTTTTAACAGGTATGATATGTTTGTTTCCTTGTTTGGTTCTTTCAAGTTGATTTTCTTCATCTAAAATTAAAATACCCCACTGATCTTTTTGTTTGAAATACCAAGCAATAGATGTAACAGGTTTAGGAGCACTTTTAATATAGTCTTCTGTTAGAGCACCCCCCATTTCAATCTCAATATCAAAAAATACTTCTTTGTGGCTAGGTGGAATTGAGTCATCTACTCCATACTTTTCTATAAGGAATTTTTGATAGGGCGCCATATCATGGAAGTGAAGACCATCCATGTCTCTATACCAATCTTTGATTTTCTTTAAATACTCACCTTTTAGACCTTTATATGAAGCCTCACTTTTAGGACATTCAATGTAAGCTGTGTTTTTCCAAAGAATTTCATCATAACCTCCATCATCCCATAAATGTATTCTGTATTGATTTTTACCAATACCTTGAGCAAAAACTTTTTTGTACATATAACTTATTTCTTAATTGAAGGAGTAATTTCAATTTTTTTAACTTTAGATTTAATTTGATCAAAGGCAAAGTTTGCAGCCAACACTAAAGATATGGCAAGAGGATCGAAAACAAAAACTATTATTAGAAGAAGATAATTTACTACCTTATCCATTTCAACCCCCATCAGTCCTGAAATGTATTTGAGTGGGCCTAACTCACTTGCTGTCTCACTTGATGTTTGAACCTCTACTATTTCTGTATCTAGGTCAAATATTTGTTGGTTCAAGTTATCTACTTTACCATTGATTTCGGTTTGCCTTTCTATTGCTTGGTCTAGTTGTTTCTCTAATGCTTTACGAGTTGCTGATGAGGTTGTAGTAATTAATTGTCCGTCTGCATTTGTGTATTGTATAATATTATTTGAGAGACCTTCACGTAAAGAGGTAATTGCTGAGGTAATGTTGGTTTTTTCTTCTGTGTAGATAGCTAGTTGTTCCTCGTAGTTGGTTTTTTTTCTTTCTAACAATTCAATTTGAGAGGAAATATTTCCTTCCAAAGTGGCGGTTTGTTGGTAAGCAGAAGAAAGAAACCCATAAATACCAGCTGAAGTAATCAAAATCAATACTACACAAGCAATGCTAAGATATACTTTGAGTAATTTATTTAGTTTACCCCAATATTGATAAAGAAGAGAGGCTATCACTAATTTAGCAAACTCTAAAGAAGAGGCCATAATAATCACCTCCATAGAGGCCCCAGCAAACAATTTACTTAGTCCTGTGATTGAGTAAAATGCTGCTGAAACCGAAATGGAAAGGGCAGCTAAGGTAATTATCCAAGGAAGTATTTTTTCTTTCATACCATTTCTTCATAAATACCTAAAATCTCTGAAGCTATTAGGAATGAAGCAGCGGCATAGATATTAAAAAATAAACAAGCATACCCTAAAATACGAATCCCGGATTTTAAAAATGAGATTTTTTGGTGTTTACCTGGGTCAGGGAATTTACTAAATTTTTCTGAGTTCTTCATCTGTAAAAAACTGTTTTAAGTTTGGTCTAAAATAATTAATATTCTTCATCACTTTTAGGTCACGTGTACGGTAAACAATATACCTATCACCAACCATTTCATAGTGGCAGGCTTCACCTTGCTCTTTGGATCTAACTTCAACTGTTTCTCGTGCTTCATCTTCAGTTTGGCAAGCTTTAGATAAGTTAGAGGCTTGTACTTCTTGATAGGCTGGCCAAATTTTATCTTTAAGACCATGTAACATAACTCCATTCCCCAATGAGACATAAGCAATGTCACACAAAGCATCCAAAATCTCAACGATGTCACCTCGTTCACATGCTTCTCTATACTCCTCAAGTTCTTCCAAGGCGAAGTCATAGACAAACTCCCACTCTTTCTTTTCTGGTATGGTAGGTTCATAATTGTTTGGTTTGTTCATTAAGGAGTTAAATTCCTCTACTTCATCCACAAATGGAACTGAGTTTTGTTTTTGTGTCATAACTTTATTAAATTTGATGTCCTCCGTTATTAATTTTTAAACTGTCAAAAAATTCTTTTCTAGCATTATTAGTATCATCTCTAAACGCACCAGTTGCTTTAGTTGTTACCATTGCAGCTCCAGCATGTTTAATACCTCTACAACTAACACAATTGTGAGTAGCAACTACAGTAACAATTACTCCTAAGTTACCTTCACACACTTTGTCTACTGCTTGATGAATTGTAGCTGTTAGTTGTTCTTGTATAGCTCCTCTGCGTCCAAAATGTTCGACAATTCTGTTGAGCTTGGATAGTCCAATAACACGTCCATCTTCTCCCGCAATATATCCAATATGTACGACCCCCCTAATAGTTTGGTGATGGTGAGAACACATACTAGTAAGAGGAATATTACGCTCAATAATAACCCCATCATAACCATCACTGGGGAAAGAAGTAATTTCTGTAAAGTTGTCATATCTACCTTTCCATAAATCATTAACATATGCTTTTGCTACCCTTCGAGGTGTTTCCATTGAGTTTGGATCATTTCTCCAATCACATCTTAGAGCATCTAAAAATTGTCCAAATGCTACTGTTGCCTCATTAATCATGGTTTCCTTTTCATCATTAGATAAAGGAAAGCCTACTGCAGTACCATTTGCAAAACCTGTTTGCACACACTCTATATCGGTGTATATTTTTCTTCTTTTATTTTCCATATAACTATTATAATTTATTTAAATATAAGTAACTATTTTTCAAGAGCCAAGATATCTAATAAATTTCTATGATTTCCATTTAGATCCATTCCGTACCCATAAAACCACTCATCATGATGAATATTAAAAGCAAAGTAATCAGGTTCAAATTTACTAGTATATCTTTTAAGTAAAGTTATAGTTTTGATTTGTGTAGGATTATATTGTTGTAAATGGTCTATAAGTTTTGTTAATGTATTTCCAGAGTCAACTAAATCATCTACTAACACTACTGTTTTTCCTGTTATATTAACCTCTATATCTTGTAAAATTTGAATTTCTCCTTGCATTTGGTCTTTATATGATTTTACTTTAATAAAGTCAATTTTATTTTTAATATGAATTTGTTTTATTAAATCTGTAAAAAACATAAAGGCCCCATTTAAAACACATATGAATACAACAGGTTGAGAATCTTTTAAATCTTGATTTAAAGTTTTTCCTAGAAACTTAACCTGTTCTTGAATCTTGTCTGAGTAAATATGATTCATTGGTAAATTATTTTAGGTTATCAAAGTTTTTAACTCCTACTGCTCTATGCATTTCTTTCCCTTCATGTAAAAGAATTATAGTAGGGACATACTCAATATTATATTGAGAAGCTAATTCTTGTTCTTTAAGAGTATCAATTTTATAATATTGATATTTTGAATCAGTTTTACTAATTCTTTCTAGAGAAGGAGTAACTTTTCTACAACTATTACAAGAAGTATTATAGAAGTATAAAAATGTATCTTTTTTATTATTTAAAACTTCAGTAAGAAGAGATTTAGTTATATTTTTCATATTTTATCTATAAATATTTAACAATCTTCATTTCTAGATCCAAAACCACTTGATCTTGGTATTGGGTATGGAGGTGGATATTTCCCATGTTGTTTATTATCCTGTTCATAAAGATCAATATATTTAAGTGCCTGTTCTTTAACATATTTTGCTTCTTCTGATGGACCTGGAATCTGTTTAATGAGTTCTCTTAATGTTTCTAGTTTCATTTTTTAATTTATATGAATAGTTCTTAAACTTGTTTCATCTTAGTATAACCACATGACCATAGATTGTTTCAGGTTCACGGCCTATACCTTTCCATACAACTTTATATATGTACACATCATTTTGTACATAATAATCTCCACCTCTAAATGATCCATCCCACTGAACATCTATATCTGTTGAATGATATACTAACATACCCCATCTACTAAATACACTTACATCTATCCATTCCCAGCCTACTCCCATAGGGTACCAAGTTTCGTTTACTCCCCAGCCGTCTGGTGTAAATGCGTTAGGGATATAGATAGTTGAACATTCTTCTATAAGAATCTTATAATAAAGAGTTTCCGATACACAGTCTTCAGATATCCCATATACACTAAGTGTATGATATCCGGGAGAAAGATCCCTCCAATCAATAACAAAGTCTTGTCCAAACTGTAAAACTCCATCTAAGAACCAATAATATGTTGTGTTTGGTAATGAAGATTCAACAGTATAAGTAAACTCGAGCTTATTATCAAAACACAGGTTTATCTTATGGTTTTGTGAAACTCCTAAAAGAGTTACTAAACTTAGTATTAATGTTAATAGCCAACGCATTAGTCATGTGATATGTTTTGTAGGATAGGAACTGGGTTTGTGATAACCTGTGCAGTTGCAGTAAAGACACAGCCTGCTTCTGTTATTTCATATGTCATTGTGGTAGTTCCTGGTAGATTTGGACAATATTGTGTACCAAATACATTAGGCCCTGATATGGTTCCACCAGGTGGACTAAATGTAATATCGGCACAAGGATCACCTTCACAAAAAACAAGAGGATCAATTACAGGAATTATTTCAAGTATGAAAACATCAAGAAAGATTGGATCACCAACACAACCAAATTCATTGGTTGCAAAAACACTAACACCATCTTGGATTAATCCTGAGGGGGATGATGACCAGTCAATTATTATTGTATTTGAATTTTGGCCAGAGGTAATTACGCCTGGTGCAGCTGCTGACCAAGTATAAACATTCCCTAATACATTTTCAACCTGATAAGTTGCAACAGATGATCCTATACACACCGTATCAGGATTTGAGGTAGTAAATTGTGAATACGATATAATTGGTGTAATTATAAAGAGCAACAATATTAGTTTTTTCATAGCGGTAGATTCTTTATGTATAAATATTTAGTTTTTTAATAAAAAATTAATCATGAGAGATTACTCCTAATATTTGAGGAATTTCATATATTTCTACTATACATGTTTTAAAGTCTGCACATATTTCACCAACGACCGATACTGTAATTATTACCGTATACTCACCAGGGGAAGAATATGTATGAGTTGGTGCAAATTCAGTTGATGTGGAACCGTCTCCAAAATCCCAAAGAAACTCTATAGTGTAACCATTTATGTCAGGCGTATTATTAATAAATGATGTAATTTCGCCAAGACATACATCTTCACATTCAATTTGTGCTAAGAGACCAATTGGATCTAATTGTATTTCAATTGTAAGTTCACAGCCAGTTATTGTAGTCACATCACAATAAAGAACATCATATTCACCTGTCTCAATAGTTATAACCCTATCAGTATCACCGGTATTCCAATCATATGTGGCAAAACCTTCAGGTCCTTCAATTAAGATCATGTCATCGGCTTGACAATAATGTAAAGATGATTCAACGGGCCCACATGAAATAGCATCAATATATGCATAGCCGTAATGAGCGCCAAGATCACAATCGCCAACTTCAAATTCCAATGTTACTATTTGGCCTACTTGTGCAGAAAGATCAATTGCAATAATTCTCCAATCACTATATGCAACCTGAATAGGATTTCCTAAAACATCAAATTCATCACAATAGCTATAATCTGGAAGGTTTGGCCCAGCTGATATTGAATATTCGGTACATTCAACAATAGAACCGTCCATCAATCTAACCCTTGAATTGAATATTGGTTGCTCACCATCATCATGACCAGGATCTTGGAATACTACTGCGTATGCATACTGAACGAGTGTAGATAAAGGATCCACCGTAAAAGTATATTGAAGACCTTCTGCCTGTGATTCAACATTATCATTACCAAGTCTTGCAGAGAATCCTCCTTGATAGACGGTATTTAAGTTTCCGCAACTATGTGGATCTATTCCGGGAGTCATGATTGTATGACGACCGGGTACAATTCCAGGAAATGGTAAATTAATAGGACAACAAGATCCTCGCCTACCAGACCAACCTGTAAAGTCTCCATACTCAAAATCAGCATTAAGGCATTGTCCACTTGAGATAATACTTATAAAAACCAATAATATTAACGTAATAACTCTCATTTATTATAATTATGGGTTAATTTGATAATGGTGCTTTAATTGTTGGGTGAGATTTGGTGATAAAGTTCTTTACAAACCCCATACTCTTCAATCTTTTCAAAGTATGGTAATATGTGATTTACCATCATAACTTTATCTTCATGTGAATATCCATCAAATTGAAAGTTATCATCTTTCATTGTTTGGTACATATTCCACATCGATTTATCTAAAATATCGGTATCTAAAATTTCTTTCATAACTTGTTAATTTGATAAAGGTGATTGCCTATTTTCTTCCTCATCAATAAGTTGATTAAGTTCTTTTGTAACCCATTCTAAATTTTCTTTTGAGGTTGGTAGTTCTTTTAATTCGTCAAGCAGTTTGTTTTTATTTTGTTCTGCCTCTTCTTTTGTCCATTTTTTGTTTTCCATAGTTTTTATTTTTATTAATTTGATAAAGGTGCTTTAATTGTTTTTTACACTAATTTGATAAAGGTGCTTTAATTGTTGGGTGTGGTTACCTTCCAAATGGCCATCCTGCAAAATCTTTAGAATCCATTATAGACTCAATTAATGAAACACAATAATCTTCATCAAGAGGTGTAAATGTTATTTTGTCAATATCATATCCTTCAGTATGTTTTTTAGCATAAAACAACATAGTACCAGTTTCCGGTAGTATGTAATCAGGCCTGTTTCTTAAAGGTTTAATATACTTATCGTGCACTTGTTGTGCAGACATTTCTACAAACAATTCTTTGAATTCAGTATTTTCCATAATTTAAACTGTTTTAATTTCTACTATTACTTTTGTCCCATCAGCAAACAAAGGAATACTAATTGAATCATCTGCTGGATGATACATTTTAGGGAATTGTTTAATTTCATATTCCTGTTTTGTTTCTGATGTTCCTCCAATTGTTTCCCACATTTGAAGGCCCTCTTGAATCTTTGTTGCGATTCGTTCTACTTGTTTTGATTTTTCCATAATTTATTGTTTTAGTTTGATAATGGTGCTTTAATTGTTGGATGTGATTCCTAACTCTTTTAGTTGTTCGGGTGTTAACTTAGTTATCGGCTTAATATTATCAACATCTGGAACGGGGTCTGCTAAAAACATTTCTTTAGCTGATGTTGGAGCTTTAGATGGGTTTATTCTTGACAGAGGCTCTTTTTTAAAAAAGTATCCACTTACATCAACATACCGAAGTAATTCTCTATCACCTTCAATTGTTGTTGTACCATTGGATGCTTTAAGCATTGCAATTTTATATCCAAATTTATTGGATATCCATTTGATAAATTTTATGTGTATTCTATTCATAATTTAGTTTGATAAAGGTGCTTTAATTGTTGGGTGTGATTCATAACCATCTAAAGTAAAATCAGAAGGTTTATAACACTCCCAATTGTCTTTCATACACAAGTAATCAGGTAACTTACATAGTTTAGGTAGCTTCATTGGTTCTCTAGTTATTTGTTCTTTGGCCTGTTCAATATGGTTTGAATATAAATGAACATCTCCTAAATTCCCAATTAATTCATCAGGAACCATATTAACTTCTTTAGCGATGATTTCAAGTAATAACCCATATGATGCGATATTGAATGGTAAACCTAGAATGTATCTACACTTCGTTGATTCCACATTAAAGAGATTGCTTTGGTTGGTATCCCATGAGTATCTAAATGAACATTAGGTTCAAATTGATTTTTTTGTTCTTCATTTCCAAATCCAAATTTATTATCCCATAGTTTTAATCTTTCATACAAACTCAACTCTCTTGTATAAACCTGAAAACCATAATGACAAGGTGAAAGTGTCATTTGGTCTAATTCTCCAACATTCCAAGCTGAAACTATTAATCGTCTTGAGTCAGGATTTGTTTTGAGGTTGTTGATTAAATTTTGGATTTGGTCTATAGATTCCCAATGTAATGTATTAATGTTTACACCCCAATTTCTCCATTGCTTACCATAAATTGGACCTAATTCACCCCACTTCTTAGCAAACTTATCATCTGTTTTTATTTTTTCGATGAATTCTTCTTGTAGTAGAGGACCACAATCACAAGTATCAGTATGACCACAATAACAATCTATGTAATTTTCATAATCGCCTATTTTTGGTTTGGTTTGTTTGCTAATATATGCTTGGTAACAGTCACCATCCCAAATATGACAATTATTATTTACCAGATACTTAATATTTGTATCACCTCTTAGAAACCACAATAACTCAGTTACCATAGTTTTAAATGCCATTTTCTTTGTGGTTAGTAGAGGATAACCTTCAGACATTTTATGACGAATCTGTCTTCCAAAAACCGATACTGTACCAGTTCCTGTTCGGTCTTGTTTTTCTACGCCATTTTCTAAAATGTCTTTGAGTAGTTTTAAATATTGTTTTTCAATGTTTTTACTCATTTTTGTTTTGTTTAAAATTCAATACTGATCCCACCAACTAACCAACATAATATAACTTCCAAGTTACCATTTAGTGTCCTACTATAAGTTATTTTTATAGTTGGTAGTATGTAGAATTGTCCTACTTGTTTAAATGTTGTTATCTTCATCTTTGTTTTGGTTTAATTTATAATACATACTTCAACCCAACCTTTTTCAGAATATTCTACCTCTACATCTATACCTTGATTTTTTAATTTTTGTTCAAGTTTACATGCTGCATTCCAAAGTCCTTCTTCAGGTATTTCATCATGTTCATCATCATAACAAACATCTCCTCTACATTCATAGAATTCATTTTCTTCATTATACTTAAAAGTATACCCATCTATTGTTTCTTTTTTATTCATCTTTGTTTTGGTTTAATAATTCATCAATGGTTTTTGGTTTATACTGCATTAAATGTGCATCAACATTGAAGTATTTATGTTGTGTTAATATTGTTTTACCTCCATTTTCACCATACCGATCCATGACCTCTACTTCTTCCAACGCATTAGTGTGATGGATATGTGCATGAATGTTTCCCCTACAAAAACTAATTTCATTAGGATGTACGGGTGCGTGTGTTAAAATGAATCCCTTATAATCTACCATACCAGCTACACTATCTACATATTTTAGTAACTCCTTTACGTCTTGGTGTTTATCATGGTTACCTAACACTA